AGTTCGTGATGTGGTCAATGGTGCCCATGCCAGCATATTTCCACCAGTTGATGCATCGAAGATTGCAGCATGAGTCACAGTACCCCAGTTGCCACCAGAAGCAGCAGCAAACTCGATTGCAGCAGCATTGGTCGCTGTGGTTGGAGATGTGCCTGAAACGCTGATAGTTCCAGTAACCTTACGAGCATAAGCACTTCCAGACACCTCAGTACCACCACCAGTGTCTGAAGGTGCTGCGGTGAACAGGCCAACGTACCAAGCAGTTGGACGAGTTGCTGAATTGGTTGTCAGCAGCCAGTTGAGAACTAGATTCTCGGTGTAATCACTAAAAGATGACATCTCTTTTCCTTATCCAAAAGTTTTTGCTCTAGCAACCAAAGCGCCACCAGACGTTGCACCACGGTCATCAGCAACTTGCAAATCTTCCATTGCTGACGTATACATCGTTGCCCACACTGAGATTCTCGCATCATCCTTCAAGTATGGCGCAGCTTGCAGCAAAGCACCGTACAAATAGACATCAGGAGCTGCTGTCAACAACCAGTTGACGGTCACAGTTGATGACAACTTTGTCAACTTTGCGTAGTAGGTGAGTTCAGCCGTGTAGGACGAATCAGGTACTGGAACAGTACGAATCTGGGCGCCAACAATGCTGAAGAATCGTGGCTTGCTTGACGATGGGTATTGCTGCTGCAAGTTATCCAACGAGTCAATCGTTTCAAACTGCAAAGGAGTGATTGGATTGGTTTGCAGCTTGAGAGACTTCACCTCAAGGAAGTCTGATGGCACAGTACCGTACTCAGTGTCGATGGTGGCATTTGCACGAACAATCATCTGACGTGTGCGCAACTTACGCTCAATCTGAGCTTCCGCCAATGAGATGAAGTCTGGAATTGCAGCAGTCAGATCGGTTCGGTTCAACCAATCGCCAACTGAGGACTTCAACTCTGAGTAGGTAGAGAGTGCCATTAGGATGCCTTTTGTGCTTTCTCCAAGTCACGCATCACCCAAGTGTGATCGTGCCTGAATTCAAATGTCCCAATGTGTCCGATTTCCTTCGACACATCGTGGTCTATGTATATTTTAAAGCCAGCAGCCCTTGCTTTGCGACAGAAGAAGACATCTTCGCCAATATAGCCACGCTTGTCTGTACGCCAAGGAGTTTCAAACCAAGGCTCTGACAATGACTCAAACACCTTGCGTGAAATCAGCATCACGCCCATGCCAATGGACTCGACCTCTTCCAAGCCTGTGGAGTCTGGCATTGAGTAGACAAGTTGACCATCCAAGCCACGGGCTGTTGGTCCAGTTGGCATCCTGCGCCTTGCGCAGTTGGTAGCCACGATGTCCTTGTCATGCGCCAGCAAACGACCAACCATATCCTGTGGGAAGGTCATGTCAGAGTCAATGAACAAGACGTGAGTGCAGTCCTCACGCATTGCTTCAAGGCACAAATCTGCACGTTGGTTTTGAATTAGTGTGCCTTGGTTGATCTTTAGGCAGATCGCATCAGGCGTATTGAGTGTGTGATATGCGACCATGTTTACCAGACAGAACGTGAAGTTCGAATGAACCATGTCCCTCGATGGTGTACATACCGCAATGTATTTGATGGTTTCTTGTATCATTTTTTATACTTGTCCTTCTTTCACGCGAAAGAATCTGTTTTCCCTATCGTTGAGCCAGCGTTTCATATACGCCTCATCATCCAACTTACCTTCAGCCTTGAGTTTGTAGTAAATAGATAGAGGGATACGAGCAACATGATGGAACTCACCTTTCCAGCCAGTGTTGTCGGACTGAGTTAAATCAGTCTTGTTCATCTCAATGATGGGCTTTACGTCTTGAATAGTCTCAATCGTTGCCTCATCCTTCTCAGCATCGTAATGCCACACCTTTTTGATACCAGTGTAGTCATCGTAGTCAAAGAGTCGTGATTCATTCATATAAAAAAAGGGGCAGGTTTCCCCGCCCCTTCCGTTACTTCGATTAAGAAGTTACCAAGTCAGCAGCCAAGCCCATACCGTTCTCAGCCAACACTTTGTGACCCCACTCAACGATCAGCATACGCTTCTCAGCGTCACCAGTCTTGGCGAGTTCAACTTGTTGGTAAGGACGCAGAGTGGTCATCTTAGCCATGTCAGGGTCGATAACCCATGCGTCACGCTCACGCTGGAAGCGGTTTGCGATCACTTGAATGTTGCCGAAGTCAGACACGTAGATGTCAACAGCACCAACCAAAGTTGCTGGCTTTGCGCCACCATCAATGTTGAAACGGCTTGATGCGATACCAGAGAAGCCAGACACGCGCTGCTTGTTCACTGGACCAGTCATCAACATCTTTGGAGTACCACCAGCAGCCCAAGTCTGCTGAATGACGTTCTTCAAGATGGTTTCAGTGAAGGTACGGACGTTGCCATCAGTACGTGCGCTGTTAGGCAAAGTGGTGTACGAAGGGTTTGCACCGTTCGTTTGCATATCCACGTTTGTCTTCACGAAAGCACCGAGAGAAGCAGTGCCACGTGCAGTTGTGCTGTTACCAGCAGCAGCCACAGCACCGTTCAACATGGTGAATTCTTGGTCACGCTTCAACTCAGCACCGCGCTTGGCGATCTGATAAGCCAATTCGCTACGGCGACCAGCTTTGTTGACGGTCTCTTCAGTAGCAGACAAGATGATTGTCTTGCGGCTGATCTGAGCGTAGTTTTGCATACGCACAGTTGCAGTCACAGCGTCAAAGGAAGTCACATCATCACCTTCCAACTGCTTGTTAGCAGCAGCGGAAGCGAGTGTGTCTGTTTGCCACTCGTACAACGAGTTGCTGACAGACTCACGACCAATGTTGCTCATGTAAGGAGTTTCTTCAGGAGCGATGTTGGTGATGACGTTTGACAGGTCTTCACGGATGCCTTTTGCGTCAAACGTGGTAAAGGTGTTAGTTACGATAGCCATTTAAGTGCCTCATTTCAAAAGAAGTTCAATTGCTTTAGCCGCATCATCGACACGACCAGTCTTTGCAAGACGCTGTTTTGCGCGAGTACCTTCAGTTGTTGAGGAGACACGACCAGCAGCCGATGGCTTTACTGGACGAGGACCGTTGTTGACTACGGGTTTGATGTCCTTACGCTTAGACATCATCTGGTCATACAACGCTGCTTTACGCAACGTCAAGACAGCCCTATGGTCAAAAACATTCTTGAGTTCGTCTTCTGAGTAACCAACCTTCTGTCCAAACTCGATCAACAAAGCCTTTTCAGCCTTTGCTTTGTTCGGGTCCTTCCATTCAGGAATAGCTTGAATCAATGCATCACTTTCTTTCGCAAGTGTTGCCTTGAATTCTTCCTCACGTTGTTTCTGTGTCAATTGAGAAAGGCGTTGCTGTTCGGATTGAATAGCTGCTTGTTTCTCTTGCTTGTCACGGGCCAACTCTCTCTGGCGTACCCATTCAATGGGGTCTTCTGCGTAAAGACGGTCCCAATCAATAGGCTGTTCGCCAGCCGACTCAAGTTGCTGTTGCAACGCTCCCAACAATTGAGCGTACTGTTCACGCTCGGCACGAATAGCAGCAGCTTCAGCCTCAACCGCTTTACGGGTCTCAGCGATCTGTTGCGTCTTTCGTGTGTAGTCTTGGGTCCTGCTGTAACCTTGCTGGAGTTCGTCCAACGACACTTCGATTTCCTTACCGTCTACCTTGACGGTGAAAACCTGTGGTTGTTCGTCTTCCTCAGTTTCATCAGAACCTTCCAACTGTTCCTCTTTCGTTTCGTCACTGGACTCATCGTCTTGCGTATCCAGTTCCTCATCGATAGGGGCCGCGACTTCGGACTCCTCATCCTCAGTCAACTGCGTCTCGTCAACTTCTTGGCTTTGTCCTTCTTGAGGAGCCATCATTTGATCGAGTGCGCTGGCTGCATCAGCCACTGACATTGGTCCTGTTGGGACGCTTCCTGACGGATTGGCGGTGTTTCCTGACATTTCCAAATTCCTTTAAACCAAAGACTTCTGAGCGCGTTCAATCTGACGCTGTGCAATCTTGCCGTTATCCATGATCTTGTTCATCTGGGTACGGAACTGCTCAATCGCCTGAATCATGTGCCACGCGCTCTCTCTTTTCACGGTGTCCTCTGACTTCGTACTTTTCCAAAGCCAGACGGCATCGTTCTCCATTTGCAGCAGTGCTGCGGCGAAGGCTTCGTCTTGAACCAGACTCTCGGCCTTCTTTCCTTTTCTTACGGCTTCTTCGTTGCTCACTTAGACCATTCCTTGTGGGTTGATGGGTTGCATAGGTTGCTGCATATCAGGCTGCGCTTGTTGAACTGCTTGTTGAACAATCGCCGCTTGTTGCTTCATAGCCTCGCGGTTTACATTCTGCTCTGCCACGATTTGGGCAGTGCTGATCTGCGTGTTGTACTTTAACTCAAGTTCGTATTGTTTAAGTAGTCGATCTTGATTCATTTGATCTCTACGGAAGTCGTCATCAAGCATCATTTGCTGACGTTTCAGTTCTAGTTCAGCCGCCTTTTTCTGGATGTCAGCCTGAATCGACTGAGCCTGAACCTGCGCCAGCATCTCTTCTGGAGTTGCTTTTGGCTGTGCTTTTGGAGGAGTCCAGTCATCAGGCAGGTCATTGATGAAGGCAGATGCATCCGTAAAGCCAGACAACTGAACCATCTTGCGCAGGGTACGGACATACTGTTGCGGTGTCACAACAGGGTTATCCAGACCGAACTGAGTCATGATCTTTTCTTGTCTTACCGAGAATTCAGCCAATGCAGCCAGCTTCTCGTTTGTGTCGCCATTGCCCAAACCGATATTCACGGTCACATCCATTGACGTGTCCCATGAACGTGGGTCAATCTGCACCCACTCGTTGCGCAGACGAATCATCCGAGCCTTGTCCTGATGAGTCACCGTCAAGAACAAAATCTTCTTAAACAGCGTCTTCATGCCTTCAGCCAGCAAACGAGAAGTCAGCTCAATACGTCCTTGGCTGGCGCTAATGGTGGCTGCTACGGCTGCGCGTGTAGACGACTGCAATGCATCAGCATTCAATCCCATAGCCGCCTTGCTCATGCCAGTACGGTCTTCCTTGATGCTGTCCACGTAGTCCAGAATCGGGAAAGCGGCTTGACCAACAAACGGCTGTGCAAATGTCTGCACCATGTTTGGCGCTCGCATACGAATCACAGCGCCAGTCTCGTTGTTCAGTACATCGTCAATGTTGACTTGGCCTTCAACGATGGCAGTGCGCGGGTGAATTGACTGAGCCAAAGAATCCAACGTATTACGCAGAATCTCAGACTTGATCTCTTGGATGTCGTGCGTAATGTCAAAGATTGAACCAGCCTCAAGTGGTGAGGTGTGCGGCTCTGGGTCGCATGGGAAAGCAATAAATGGGATGTAAGGCGAAGGCAAGTTACGCTTGACTTCGTAGCTTGGACCCATCGTGCAGACTTTACGCAACTCAGGGATGCCATCACCGTCAAAGTCAACACGGATGTACAACTCGCAGTACAGGACGCGCTGCTCCATCGGGTTGGCGCTTTGCTCCGTGAATTGCTGGTTGTTCAGCGCGTGACGGGCTAAGTTCTCTTCATTGTCAGCCAAGTCGGATGAGCCAACATACTGGGTAACTTCGTCTTCGTCGTAGCCAATCGAGATCAATTCAGCCACGGTTGCCATCTTGCGCCGACCAATAATCGGTGCATTCTCAAAGTCCAGAGCCTGACGCGAAAGCAGCAACTCCTCTGGTGCGACAGAGTTGATTCTGATCTGACCAGACTTCACAATGCGCTTGATCTCAACATCGTGCAGCATTTGCTGTGGTGGAGCAATGGTTTGACCAGTCATTGGGTCAACTTCTGGTTGCAAGACCATGACACTAGGGTCTGGGTAAGACACAACGATCTTCATCTCAGCTTCTGGTTCTTGCATCAAAAGCTGCAAAGTCTGGTCGTCAAGGCCAGAATACTGCTCAATACGCACTTCTTCTGTCTCTTCCCAAACCGCTTCCATAATGCCGCACTTACGCGCCAATGCATCCTTGAAGGTGGCATAGGCTGTCATGAAGCCGTTGTTGTCAGCCGAAAACACATAGTTCGCGTAGTCGGTGGCTTGCTGTGCGTTCTTTACGTCTTCAGGGCCACGGGGTACGAACTCAACCACGTTTTCGGAACTAAAGAAAACGCGCATCAAGGAAGGCATCATTGCCGAGATCGTGTCGCGTGTCTCCATCGCAACGACCTGAGAACGGCCTTCTTCCTCATTTCCAAATGGGTCACCACGGTAGTAGCGTGTCGCCATCGCACGAATAGGCGACAGGTCCGAGTCGATGTATGAAACAGCGTCAGTGATCTCTTGACCGATCATGGCCTCAAGAGTCTCGTCGTCCATCGGCTTGTGCTCTTCTTCCTCGGCCTTGACTTCTTCAGGGTCTTTCGACTCCATCAAGTCCTCAATCTGCTCTTTCGCCTTGTTCAACAAAGCACTTGTAGTCTCAGACTCAAACTCGTATGGAACTTTCATTTCTTGCCCTTTTGCAATATGACGTACATGGAGTCCACCGCCCGTGGAGTCCTCAAAATCTCATCTTGTGGCAATTTTAGACTTTCCCCGACCTCTGAGAGCGTGAACTCAAGACGAGTCAAGTGGAAACGATCTTCCCAACCCAAGTACCAATGCCAATCCGTGTAGTACAACCACGACTTTTCATTAAATGCTCGGACGTGTGTAGGGTCTTGCCAAGCACCATACGACAAGTCATAAGGCACATGAATCCGCATCTCGCCACCAACCTTCAGCAACTCCTTGCAGTTGGTCATGGCCTTCACCAAGTCAGGTACGTGCTCAAGGATGTCGTTAGCCAAGATAACGTCAAACATCTCTTCCTTGACGCGAAAGTCTCCAAGTCGCGTTACCAACAGCTCACCCCAATGCACATCCTGAATGTCGAGACACCAATCGGATTTCACTCGGCGTTGAATGTCTGCGTTGATGCAGTCCTCGCGCCAATCTTTACCAGAACCAAGATTAAGAACCAAAGAACTCTTTGACATATTGAGGGCGTTTTAGCTCAATCCACGGACGGGCTTGAGCGTTGAGTTTCTCCACGTCAGTGCCAACTGTTTGGCTTCCAACGTGGTGGACATAAGAAGTTGAAACGTAGTGCGTGTATCCCTTGGCGGACATATCCAAGCAGGACACATCATCCGAGTACCAGTTGATCGGGCCAAACCGACCATGATTCCACGCATCACGCGAGATATAAGCAAAAATTGGAGCAACGATGTCAGTCGGAAAGATGTAGTCCTCTGACGCAAAACGGTTCATGTACAGCGGGTCGCCTTCACGGTTGTACCGAATGTTCTGCACAGCACGAACCGAGTCGCTTCGCGCAGCCACCCAACCGACTGACGGTTCAAGAGATCGAATCGTGTCTACGTCATCCAGCAACTTGCTGTAGCTGGTGGGGGTCAGTACAACATCGTCATTGCAGACGATGCAAGCCGTGTGGTACTTCAAGGCATCGTCAATGACTTCGTTGTAGTCATCGCCAAAGTTACGAGCCTCGCCAACAATAATCCGCGCATTCGCCAAGTACTCTGATTTACCGATCACGGACTCAGGGCCACGAAGATAAACATACGCATCTGGCGCGTATTGCTTGATCGACTCAAGCAGTACAGGCAACCCCTTGCCGTGTACTGTTGCAATGCAGATTGGAATCACTTGGATTTGTTTCTCGCTGAAATCGCTTTAGCCTTGGCCTTGGCATCGGCCTTGGATGACGCGCCCCAAGCGTTAAGACTCAGCAAAAGACGGGTCTTCTCACCGTCCTTGTACTCAGGCCCTGCCATGTTGCCCATACGAGCCAAGAAGCTGGCGCGTCTAGGGTTGTCGCCAGACTTAACAGGTGGCTTTAAGTTCATTCCCTGCGCTTTCGCGCTGGCGCGTCCTTTAGCGTTTAAGCCGCCAGTTGCTGACTTGCCTTCTTTCTTCTGCCAAGCGGCTGTCATTTTTTGGCCTTTGGCTTCTTGGCAGTCTTAGCCGCTTGCCTGAAGTCAGCAGCGGAAGGCGCGGCCTTGGAGCCGACCTTGTTCATCTTCTCGCCAGAGCCAGCCGCGATGCGCTTTTGTTTGGCGTTAATGTTGCTGTAAAGACCTTGTTTCATGATTCATCTTTCATTTCGCCAGTATCAGGACCACCGACTATCCATGCTCTACAGGTACGATTAGCTGCACATTTGAAGTCAAAAATACTACAAAATCCAAGGTCAGCCAACTGAATCGTGCCCCAAGGGTCAGCCTCGTTACCAATGCCATTGGCAATGCATTGCTTCATCTTGTCGGACACATTGAAGGCCGCGCAGTTACCGCAACGCGATTTTTTAGCGTCCTCTGGAGAAACATCCCACTCATCAGCCATCTTTTTCCAGTACGCCGTGTTGGGCAGATCAGGATTCTCAGGGCCGTAAGTGGCAGTCGTAATCGCTTTGGCACGATTCTTTAAGTTGACGGTGATGTCTTGCGTGGCGATGGGACACGAAGTTGTGTCATCCTCGCTCATCATCTGGCGCATCGCGCCTTCGTATTGGGCTGGACGTGAAGTAGCCATTACTTCATCTTCTTTTTAGGTTTGACACCAGCGGAAGAACTCGTGATATATTTTGCTTATCTTTTTATCTGTTTTGGAAGGTTTTTTCATGAATACTCCTGATGAAGTTTGGAAGCCGATTCCCAATTATGAATCTTTTTATGAGATTAGTAATCATGGGCGTGTTGTAGTCATAAAAAATGATGGTAGATATTTTAGAAAATTGAACTATGCAACTCCATATCCATGTATTTCAGTCAGAGACATAGATGGGTCTGGTCAAAAATCTTTATATGTTCACAAATTGGTTGCCAAATTGTTTATTGGTGAAAGACCTAGTGGTCTTGTAATCCGTCATCTTGATGGTAATAGGTTAAACAATCATGTTTCAAACCTTGCGTATGGAACTCCACGCGAAAATTATGATGACACAGTAAAACACAAAGTCCATGCTGGAGCAAACAACTCAAGAGCCTTACTTACAGAGCGATCTGTCAAAGCAATAAAAATCTTAAATAAAGACTTCAACCTTGACAAATATGATCTTGCAAAAGCATTTGATGTAAGCCAAGCAACAATTCATGCAATATTGACTGGACGAAATTGGAAGGATGTTATTTAAGCAACCCGCGACACGTTTCGGCGCAAGGGCTTTGACCACTGCTGCGCCGTGTTCGCACCGAACATCCCGATGGCTGCATCGCTTGCAAACGTCAAGACAAAGCTGTCTGCCTTGTCGGGGGACTTCAGGCCGCGCTTGCGGATGTCATCCTTGGACTCAATCTGTATCTTGCCGTTGGACGTAAAGAAGTAACGAACGGTAGCCAGTTCAGCCACCAGCTCCTCGTCCAGTGGGATACGGCAGTCACGCGCCTCAAACCACGCTTTGCACTTGTACCAAAGCTCGGCGCGTAAGTTCCTGTAAGTCGTACCCATCGCGGGGGACTCACTGACGTTAATGCCACGAACAGGTAAACCCAACTCGCGCAGTCGGTCAACCACGCCAGCGCCCAAGCCAATCGAGTCCACCAAAATCTCATGGGGGCGCTGGCTGGACATCAACGCTTCCCACTCAGCGACAACAGCACCCGTCAGTTGCATCAAATCCAAGTTCTTCCAGACCTTGATCGGTTCAATCAAAGCGTTGCCCTGACGCTTGGCAAGGGTGGAGCGGTCACCACCAAAACGTGCAACGTCCAAGCCCCAGATCAGCTTGGCGTGTTGCGAAGTCTCAACGTCACGGTGTTTAGCCAGCTCCAACAGCTCCATCGGGATGATGGTGTCGTCATCTGACCTAGGGAATTCCCCAAGTACGCGAATTCGGTAGGCGTTGGACTCCTCGCCGTACCGCGCTTTCATTTCCTCAACGTATGCTTCGCTGACCCGTGGCGAATCAACGCAGCTAACCTTCATAGTCACCCAGTCATTCGCCAGCCGATTGTGGGTGTCGTAAAAGAAGCCTGAGCTGCGCACTGGGTTGCCCAGCAAAAGAGTCACGGCGTTGTGTCCAGACATGGAGCCAGCCGCAGCCTCGAACACCTGTTCGGGTATACCCGATGCTTCGTCAGCAATCAGCATCACGTTATCGCTGTGAACACCCTGCAATGCTTCGGGCTGCTCGGCTCTGCTTGTACGTGCTGACACGAATGCTTCGGTTGCGGCTTCTTTGACTTCGATGCGATCTTGCTTGACTTCAAGCATGTCACGCAAAGTAGGTGGAAGCTCTTTCACCCAACGCTTCAGTTCCGCGAAAAGAGCGTCATACAACTGGCTGGACGTTGGTGCTGTCACCACCACCTTGACGGGATAACGTAAAAGTAAATACCAAATAATGGCCCACGATGCGCCTGTGGACTTGCCGACACCGTGACCTGATCGGACAGAGATTCGGCGCTCACCTTTGGCGATGTGGTTGAGCATCGTCTCTTGCCACTCATCAGGGGTGGTGTTCAAGACTTCCTTGACGAACAGAACAGGGTTGCTTCGGTATCTTGCCGTGAAAGCAATGAAAGGGTTGTTCTTGATCTTCTCGTCTAGCTTCTTGGCAGCGTTGTCCACCAGCTCCTGTGTATCAACGTGCAGTTTCTTGGG